GCACTAGCAGCCCTCGATCTTATATATGAGAACACAGGAAAGGGCTACATGCTTGCTAACTACAGACACCACGGTGAGTATAACTATGAGATAGTCAAGCAGGAAGCGGGCAAAACGATCTTTAAAAGAGAGAAGCCAAAGAAGTACGATCTCCTATACCCGCGTAATCTCTACCACGATCTGTTTGAATGTCCAGAAGAAGAGTCTGACAACGAACTATCCAATGGAGGATACGAAGTATGAGCCCGTACAGACGCACAGAACGCAGAGAGCTGGAGAAAGAACTTGATACACATCAAGAAACCTTTGACTTTGAGGATGAAACTGGTGTAGTATTCACAGCCAAGTTCAAAGGATGGAAGGGCTACGAGTTCGAGACGCTAGACAAGATAGCACTTGAGCTAGAGGTAAACACAGCTACAGTCCTCCACTGGAGCAATACCGACCAAGACTGGCCTGTCGAGCTGGTCTTCCTACACCCTCAGAAAAGGAAAGGGGTCAGATCTACCAGCAGCGATTATGTCCTGCCTATGGGGGCGCTGGAAAAGCTGAGGGAGAGAGGATTTCCCAAGACCAAAGTGTCTCTCGTGGAAAGGTTGAGAAAAGAAAACGAGCAACTGCTAAGACTCCTGGAGAAGAACGATGTCAAAAGGGAAGAGTAGGTTCTATCATATAGAACCTGTCAGCCAGGAAGCCATAAAGGCTATCCAATCTATCGTCTCGATGGCTGTAGATAGTAATATGATAGAGGAAGCTGACGCTGAAAGAGCTCTCAAGATCCTAACTGTTAATCCTCATAACAGACTTACAGTTCTGGGAAAGAGAATGGCTAGACTCCTGGAGCAGATTGAGGAGACTAAGAGTATTGACAGAAGGATTGAAGTTATGGGAGAGCAAGTAAAGGAGGAGTTCGAAGGACTTAAAACTATCATTGAGTGGAATCCTAACTGGAGAGAGGAGGGAAATTGATTGCTGGAAATCTTGTCAAACATCTACGTCTTGATGCTTCTAGTCCCAACTTTATATGTTATCATAGCACTCATAGTAGGTATATGGAAGAACTGCGTAAGGAGGAAGAGATGGTAAAAGGAAAGATAGTAAAGACTGACGGGTACGTGGAAGATAGAGAATGGCCTACGGTCCCGAGTCTTGAAGAGATGCAGAAGATCGTGGGCGGCTACATAGAAAGAGTCACGGCTAGGTCCCTCGACATAGAGGAAGATTACGAAGTGATAGTCAACGAAGAGGGTCTTGTGCTAGACCTCGCCTTCAACAAAGCAGCCAAGGATATAACCGGGCATACCTTCTTTGGAGACGTTCTAATATTCAAAGGAACTCCTATGAAAGATGAGGGGTGAGTATATGACAACCTGCCCACAGTGCGGAGCAGACTATAACGACGAGGGTATTTGCCCGCACCATAGAGAAGTCGTCTCCCTATCATTCGAGGCTGACAGAATTATAAAGGGTGATGAATTTAAAAAGCTGAGGAAGAGCCTCGGTCTAAAGCAATCTGAGATGGCTGCATTTTTCAAGCTCAGTCAACAAGATATATCTATATTGGAACTAGAACAGGAGAAGGACCAAACCAAGATAGACGAAGTAGAGTTATCCATATTTAAAAAGCTGGAAATAATAATAGCTTTCTTTATGCCTATAAACACAGATGAAGAAGAGGGACCGAATCCGATAAGTAAAATTTACCAGGCACTGAAGTCTGCTCATACACGGATTGAGGTCTTGAATAAAACTCGCAATGATGTCATGACTGAGCGAGATATGTTGCGGGACGCACTGATCAAGTCCCTAGCAGAGACTGCGGTGGAGCGTGCAGACGCACTGATCAAGGCCCTTAATGAGGAGTAAGCGTGGCTAAAAGAAAACCCAAGAAGCTAAGTCGAGCGCAGAGCTGGGCGTCGGCTCGTAACAGAGCTAAGGGACAGGTAGGCTTTATGATAGGAACTATCAAGTCCATAAGGAGTCTTAACATACTATAGAGAAGGTGCAACTACAGACAGTTAGAAGAATCCTTACAGATGTAAAAGACAGGTGGGAGGATCAGAACTCCACCAGCCGTCAACAGTTCCTGGATACCTGGGACTAGAAAGGAAAAAGAAATGTCTGTTTTTATACTAGTAGGTGGAGGAGTATCTCTATCTATAGATGACGACGAGCCGATCCTAAAGATATGGGATGGACACTTAATAAAAAATAACAAGATGAATAGCTGCAAGAAGGTAGGCGAGATAGCACTTAAGAGCTATGACATATCTCAACTCAGAGATATACTCGCAGGTATGGACGGATTTGAGACGCTGTTAGCTAAGGGCATCAAACCTAAGAGCATCCAACTTCATATTGATCCTCCTAAAAAGGATTGAAAAATATTCCATATCTTATGAAAATATACCTTGACAAGTGGGTATACTTTGTTTACATTATTATATATGATTTGATGGGAGAATGAACTTATGATAAAGTACTGGACCGAAGAGCACTGGGGAAGTAGTTACATATTCTCAGACAACGGAAAAGTAACCAGGATCTTTGATCTAGCTGGACGGTTATATATGAAAATAGATAGTACAATCGAAGATCCTTTCACCAAACTAGAGCCACCGAAAGGAGGAGCAGGGGAGTAGTATGAAGACCTTGAGGCAGGAGGTATTTGGACAGTTCAGTCAAGAGAGAAACACTCTCTTGAAGATTTTGGGAGGGACTGTTCAAAGCAACAGGAACTGTGTCATGAACTAGAACGAAGGGGAGTGCATGATTATAGTTCCTACCTCCTGTCTCTATAACACATTGTTAGGGAGTTTTCAATTAACCTTTTAACTGGGAGATAATCCAGTGACTGAAGAAACGCAACTTCCGGCAGGCGTAATAAGCATTGAAGTTAAGAGTCCCAAGACAGATCGTTCGATTGAGTTCGAGCGTGACTTTGGGGACAGCCTGGAGAAAGCCAGCGAGATGTTTGGCGCTGACGTTGTTCACAGTATCTTCGTAGCCCAGGCTATCATCCGTGCTCAGGGCGCAGCTCGTACAACCCTGGACAACAGCGACAATAGCACTGATATTGCTATGGAAGCTGGCAAGTCTTACACTCCTGGCGTCGCTCGTCGCGGCGGTGGTGGTAAGAAGAAGGAAGACCCCTACGACATCCTCGCCAAGAAGGTTATGAGCGGGGAGATCAGCCAGGAAGATCTCATGGCCGAGCTCCAGAAGCGGATGGCAGGGTAGTTCTCATAGTGGAAGGTCGCTATCATAGGGCCTTCCACAATCTTACTATGACAACTCTAGTTAACATAGATGAACATGAGACTTGGAAAGTCCAGGACGCGACTAAACTCCAAGCCTACATGAACTGTCCTCGTAGATACTTCTTTGAGTACGTACTGGGCTGGCGTTCCGAGATACCAAATAACCATTTGGAGTTCGGTTCCGCCTGGCACATGGCGATGGAAGTCTTCTATGAGAAAGGCGTCTCGATTGAGAGCGCCGCAGAAGGCTACAAAAAATTCGAGGAGTACTATCGACAGCACTTTGATCCAACCTGGGACGAAGGAAACGCTCCTAAGAACCCAGGGAATGCTCTTAGAGCTCTCGCTCAGTACGTCCAAACATATCAAGATGTTGACGACTTTGAAGTCCTGCATATTGAGGTCGCTGGGAGTGTAGCTATAGCTCCGGATAAGCCTATATATTTCAAGACCGATACTATATGTCGAGACAGCTCTGGCGTCTTTTCCCTCGAGCACAAGACTGGATCGTACTTCAGTACGAAGTGGGCTGCACAGTGGAGACAGAAGATGCAGATCTCTGTTTACAGCCACGTTCTCTTCTGCTTGTTCGAACCCGAGGAAGTTTACGGAGTAAAGATCAATGGAGCATTCTTCTCTAATCCTCCTCGGATCAAAGCAAATGGAGAGCCCTATGCTAACTCTCGTGATAATGAGTTCCATAGGATTCCAGTAAGGAAGAACCTTGCTGCGATGCAGGCTTGGCTATTAGAAGTAAATCACTGGTATGACTCTATTCAGGATGACTTCCAGAGACTGGCAGAGTCCAGTGAAGGTGATGAGGTCCTTGATGCCTTCCCCAGGAACACTGAGTCCTGTACTCAGTATGGGCCTTGTCCCTTCCTGGACTACTGCTCGATCTGGCACAATCCAGTTCAGCACGCGGACAGTCCTCCGGTTGGTTATACCGTTCGCCATTGGGATCCTCGCAAGATCCCTGGTGTGCGGGAGACTGTTGAGCTGTAATGGCTAGACGAAACTCGATAACTATCTTAGCCGACTCGGTCGAGGTATCTAAAGGCTCGGCAAAGAACATCGAAGGGCTGGTAGTCAAGATAAAGAACCCGACTGAGGATGATCTTATCAGGCTGATCTCGGAATGTAGTTCTCTCCTTGAGTGGAGACGTAACCGATCCGAAGGAATGGAATGACTGAGAATCCTAAGTTTCTTAAAGTAAAAGAACGCGCGCTTAAGGCTCGTAAGGCCTATCAAGAAAGCTCTAGTCAATACTCTAACTTCCTGATCTATGGGGACTTTGGAACAGGCAAGACGCAACTGATCTCGACCTGTCCGAAGCCGATATTCATTGACTCCTTTGATCCAGGAGGAACCAAGACTGCAGCTCTTCAGCCAGGCATTGACAGCGGGGACATCATAGTTGACAATCGCTGGGAGGGAGACTCTTGGAAAGATCCCTACGCCTTCGCGGAGTGGGAGAAAGAAATGCAGGAGCGGCAACGAGAAGGTCTCTTTGAGCACATTGGAACTTATGCTTTAGACTCCTTGACTAAGTGGAGCGACAGCCTAATGTATGAGATCCTGCGCCGAGGCTCTGGGGGTAAGACCCGCAAGGGTTCTAATCCTCAACTCCAAGACTATCTGGTCCAGCAACTAACAGCAGTGGACTGGCTAGGAGTCCTCATGGGCCACCCCTGCCACGTTGTAGCAACCGGCCATATAGGTCTAATGAAGGATGATGTCTCAGGGAAGATGGAGACTGGGCTTCTGATGTATGGAAAGCTCAGTGAGAAAGTCCCTCTTGTCTTTGACGAGAAGTATGTTACGAGAGTCAAGTCGAGTTCTTCTGGTGTGTCTTACGAACTCCTAACCCGCAATGACGGTTATTATAAAGCCGAAACCAGAATGGGAGGAGGAAAGTTTGAGCACTCGGAGACCCCTGACATAAGAGCCCTGCTTAGAAAAGCAGGCAGGTCTGGAGAAGATAGGCCTCACTTACATTAACCCTTTCGGCGAAGCCGCACGGAGTAGTCAAGCTCCACCATAGCTAATGCTAATACTAACTCTAACATGGAGAAGACTCCAATGCCTCTTTTAGGATTGAACCTAGACGAACGTGAAGAGCTGAAAATCCTTCCAGACAACCAGGAAGCACTGCTGAGAGTTAGCCGCGCTGACATCACTCCAAATAGGAACGATGCTTCCAGGAACAACCTGGCCCTGGTCTTCGACTGCCCCGAGGATCCTCTCGTGGACGACATTCGAGTTTGGCTTCCCATTCCTAACGCCGCGATCAAGGCCGAGGATCCAAAGCGTAACACCAAGATGCTCAACAGGATCGCCGGCTTTTTGGACGCTGTAGGAGTGGACGGAGAAGGTTTAGACACTGACGATCTTCTCGGAAAAGAATGCTGGGCTCTGGTCTCAGAAGATGAGGGTCTGGACGGAAGTCCGCAGAATGGTATTCGGCGCTTCATTGTCCGAAAGTAACATGAGTATCCATTGGGGGGTGTGCTACCATAGGCACCCCCTTTTAATTAGGAATGAGAATATGAGACTAACATTTGATATTGAAGAGGAGGACCATAAGGTACTATGCAAGTTTATACCTCATGGACTACGAAAGTATGCGTATAAAGCTCTAATAAAGGGATTCGTTAAAGAGCTGAGGAAAGACCCAGGTCCCACGATGGAAGCCTTACTAGGTCAGCGGATAAGGGCTGCAGACCTGGTGGAGAAAGGTGAGTAAACAAACTCCGTAACAATTTGTTATGGAGAAGGAGCAGGCATGGCTGATCTAAAAAGTGAGCAGAATGGAATACTCCAAATGGACAGTTCCAAACTGCTTGAACATATAAGGGCTGTTCGGGCAAGGCGACGAGACCGTTCAAAACCGGAACCAAAGAAGCGGGTATCTAGGAAGAACAGTCTAGGGAAAGTGTCCGATGATCAGCTCCGAAAACTATTGGAGATGATAAGTGAGTGAGGTAGAACTTCTAAACATAGACCTGCACGATATAGACTTTGGAGATCGCGCCAGGAAGACCTATAAGGATCTAGACGTTCTAGCTAGAGACTTCAAAGAGAAGGGCGTTATTTCACCCATAGCTGTCAAGAGAGTTCTTCAAGTCGAGGATGGACAGAAGCCTTTCTTCCTTCTAGCCGGAGGAAGAAGGTACTCGGCTGCAGTGTTCGGAGAGTTCGAGTCCATTCCAGCCAGGGTATACCCTAGCGACCTTAGTGAGCTGGACTATCGAGAGATAGAACTAATGGAGAATGTATCTCGAGCTGATCTTGACTGGAAGGAGGAAGTTTGGCTAACCGAGGAGATTCATAGACTAGAAGTCGGTAAGCACGGAGAGGCAGCTGGCCCAAGTGAGGGACACTCGGCCGCTGACACCGCGGACTTGCTTGGCAAGAGTGCAATGAGTGTATCTCGAGATCGGCAGTTAGCCGCAGGTCTTGAGAAACATGGAGATGTACTCGAGGGGGCAAAGAATAGGAGTGAGGCTCTCAGAACTCTTAAGCGAATAGAAAGGAAAGAGGTAGAAGAAGTTGTCTCTCGTAATCTTCAGGAGAAGATAAAGCTGGACCAAGGAGATTCAACCAGGAAAGCTCTAGTAAATTCCTATATCCTCGGAGACTTCTTTGAAAGAATCTTGGATGTTCCAGACTCTGCAGTTCATGTTATAGAGATTGATCCTCCCTATGCTATAGATCTCAAGAACATAAAGTATGGAAAGCGAGATGACCTGGAGACTTATAATGAAATAGAAGAAGAAGCATACCCAGAGTTCCTCGAAACATTATTCAGGGAATGTTACAGGGTTATGTTTCCAGCTGGGTGGCTGATCTGTTGGCACGCTATTCAGTACTATCCTCTTGTAAAGTCTCTATTGGAAGAAGCTGGATTCTCAACGGAGAAGATACCAGCGATCTGGAACAAGGGAATAACTGGGCAGACTCACAATCCAGAGTTACGCTTGGGTTCCTCTTACGAACCTTTCATATATGCTCGTAAGGGAAGTCCTACTATATACCAGCCAGGGAGATCTAATGTATTTAACTTCAAGCCTATACACAGTGAGCATAAGGTTCATCCTACTGAGAGACCTATTGAGATGATTCAGGAAGTCCTGAAAACATTCTCGGCACCTAATAACCGTGTACTCGTGCCTTTCCTGGGTAGCGGGAATACTCTTCTAGCCGCCGCCAACTATGGAATGCACGGCTTCGGATTTGATCTTAGTGAGGAGTATCGTAACTCTTTTATGAGCAAAGTAGATAAAGACATACCACCTAATTACAAAAGTTATCTATAGAAAGGACCACTATGAGTCTAGCACCCTACTCTTCTGGAAACCCTGAGACAGCCAAGTACGTTATCATTGGCGAGGCTCCTGGGGCAGAGGAAGAACAAAGGGGCGGAGCCTTTATCGGAACGGCTGGTAGACTACTGGACGACCTACTTAGAAACGCAGGGATCTCGAGGGATGAGATCTACTTCGATAACGTATTTCAGTTCAGGCCAACCAACAATGACATATCTCCATATATAAAGTTCGCTAAAACCGTGACGGAGACTGAGAAATTCGTACTGGCTCAGTCAGCCCTAATCGCAAGGTTGGAGACAACTAAGGCTAACGTCATTATAACTATGGGGAACGTCCCTACTTACGCCCTCACATCTCTGATCCATATAACCAAGCAGCGGGGAAGTGTGGTGCCGTCGACTTTGCTTAAGGATCGCAAGGTAATACCATGTATCCACCCTGCAGCCGCACTGCGTGAGTACTTGTCTCGATATAGTATAGTTAATGATTTGAGGAGAGCAAAGGACCAGGCTGAATTCCCTGAGATAAAACATTTAACCAGGGATCTGATACTTAGTCCTTCTTTCGCAGATGCTATGAGCTTCCTTGATACATGCAACAAGAGTGTGGAGCCTATAGCTTACGACATTGAGATACGAGGGCAAGAGCTCAGCCATATAGCCTTTGCTATTAATCCTAACGTAGCTATCTGCATTCCATTCGTTGAGGGTATTAAAGACTACTGGGCACCAGACCAAGAAGCCACCATAATGCTGAAGATCGCTGAGGTCCTGGAGAATCCAAAGATTGACAAGATAGGCCAGAACCTTTCTTTCGATGCGACCTTTATGTATTACAAGTACGGGATTCATGTAGCTCCATTGCAGGATACTATGATAGCCTCAGGAATTTTATTCCCAGACTTGCCTAAGGGATTAGACTTCCTGGTATCTATATACTGTAAGGGTGAGCCTTATTATAAAGACGATGGAAAGGAATGGTTCAGGAATCCCTTTGCATCTGAGGAGGCCTTTCGCCGATACAACGCGATGGACGCTGCAGTACTTATGGAGATATTTCCCCAGCAGATCCAAGAACTGAGAAGGATGGGGAACACAGAAACTTATCGCAGACAAAAGTCTCTTCTTCATCCCCTTGTGTATGCTGGGAATAAAGGCATACGGATGGATACGAAGAAGATGGAAACTGCAGGGGAACTTTGCGATGACCGTATAGCAGCGCTAACAAGAGAGTTGGCCGAGGTAACTGGCCGTTCGGACTTGAACCCTAACTCTCCTAAACAACTAAAGGAGTACTTCTATATAGACAAAGGGGCAAAGCCATACACTAGGAAGGGGTCTATAAGCGTGGATGATAAGGCCTTAAAGCGCCTGGCTATGAATGGTTGGACGGAGGCTGAGATAATACTGAAGCTAAGGCACGAGCGAAAGATGCTCGGGACTTACTACAATATGAAGCTAGATGAGGACGGCAGAATGAGATGTAGTTTCAACCCAGTAGGAACTGAGCAGGGCAGGATTTCCAGCTCGAAGACTATAAGGGGAACTGGAGCGAATCTACAGAATCAGCCAGCCGAAACCCAGGCTATGATGCTAGCTGACCCTGGGTATATCCTTATCAACCAAGACTTAGGCCAAGCAGAGAACCGTGTTGTGGCTTATATCTCAGGAGAGCAAAGAATGATAAACTCTTTTGAGAAAGGCATAGACATACATAAGCAAACTGGATCTTTGATCTCCGAGGTTCCTATTAATGAAGTGACTGAGGACCAAAGGTCTGATGGAAAGAAGGCTAACCATGGACTCAATTATGATCTGGGATATAAGTCATTTGCTTTGATTTACCAGATACCAGAGAAGAAAGCTAAGTTCATTGTAGATCGCTATCACTCTGTATATCCCAGTGTAAGAGAGTGGCATAACTCTGTGCGTGAGGAACTCAGCCGACAGGCTAGAACTCTTATGAACTGCTATGGAAGGAAGAGAGTGTTTCTAGACCGTTGGGGACATGACTTATTTAAGGTAGCATATAGCTATTGTCCGCAGTCCACCGTGGCTGAGAAAATGAACCAAGACGGGGTGATATACCTATACAACCGTCAGGACCTATTCCCTGAGGTCCAGTTCTTAAATACTATCCATGACTCCATAAGGTACCAGATTCCTTTAGAAGTTGGCTACGAGCGGATAATTGAGATAGTAAAGAAGATGAAGCATAGCCTTGAAAAACCTATATCTTGGAGAGGCCAAGCCTTCTCAATTCCAACAGATACGGAGCTAGGATTCAGCTACGACAAGAGCACTATGATAGAATGGAAGGCCAAGTATGTAGATGACTCCAACGAGGGACAGCTGGCCGAGGAGCTAGATACTTATGTCAGGGAGCAGGCAACTTAAGGACTGGATAGAAGCATTTCTCGAATATACAGATAACACAGAGCCACCAGAAAGCTATAGAAGATGGGTAGCAATATCTACAATGGCGAGTGTTCTTCAGCGAAAGTGCAAACTCGAATGGGGTAGTGAAACTTTCTTTCCTAATATGTATATAGTCTTGGTCGGTCCTCCCGCTGCAAGAAAAGGAACAGCTATGAGAACCGGCAAGGACCTACTAGATCAACTGGGCATTCTAGTCTCAGCCGATGAGAGCTCCAGACAGAAGCTAGTCAAGAGTCTTCAAGAGACCGGCGTGGCTGACCAGGATGATCAAGGGAGAATAAATTTCCACTCCAGTATGACTCTATACTCGAGTGAGCTAACTGTCTTCCTGGGATATGGTGCCAGGGAATTGCTGGCGATGCTGTGTAAGTGGTATGACTGCGAACCAAGATATGTCTATGATACTATACAAAGAGGTAAGGAGGAAGTTCCAAATGTTTGGTGCAACCTTATGGGGGCGACAACGCCAGGGCAGCTACAGGCAGCTCTTCCCGAAGATGCTGTTGGCTCTGGGTTTACTAGTCGCGTTGTTTTTATTTATGAGCAGAATAAGGGGAAACTGGTTAGGAAGCCGACACTCGAAGCTGGGCTCCTCAAGACACTTCTCCACGACCTCGGAAGAGCTAGGAATATGAGCGGAGAGTTCTCTATTGAGGATGAGGCTGAGGAAATCTACTTTAAATGGTACGAAGAAAGTGAGAAGGAAAGGATCTTCTCGGACTACCGAATGGAGTACTATGTTCAGCGAAGGCCTACGCACTTATTCAAACTCAGTATGATAATATCTTCTGCTAGGGGAGAATCAAAAGTAATAACGATAGATGATCTTAGCGAAGCGATAAGAGTACTAGAGGCTGCTGAAGAAACCATGCCACAGGTATTCGCTGGAGTCGGCGCTAATCCACTGGCAGGAATCCAGTTTAGGATACTTAATATAGTCAGGGATCTAGGCCCTGTGGAGACATCTGTTGTTGCTGAGGCTCTACAAAATGATGCTAGCTTTAGTCAGTTTGGTGAGGCTATACAGTCCCTGGAACAGATGGGACATATAAAGATAGACATCATAAAGAAACTTATTATACCAGTATAAGGAGAACTAAGATGGAAATGGAAGAGATGAGTAGAGATGAAGCTGCAGAAATACTTGATAAAACTATCGAAGATGCTGCATGGGGAGTGAGCAAAGAAAAGTGGCCGTCTTTACTATCTGCCCTGGCTGTTCTTATTCCTGAAAGTAAGTTCATAAAGGAAAAGCTCTACAAAGCTCGTGTCCAAGGATATCAAGATGAAGGATGATGAGTATAAGGAGAGGGAAAGATCCAGCCGCTACGGTATTCTACACTTAGTTGATCACAAGGACTTTATAACCCTGGTCACCGACTTAGTGCAAGAAAGGCCTGAGGAGATAAAGAAGAACTTGATCCAGGAGCTTACCCTTAGTAAGACCAAACAAAAGGTCTAGAAGCGTGAAAGTTATCCTCAGTCTGTATATCGTCTAAGTGGAGGAATCTTCTATCACCTGTTTGAGAAACCCCAATCCCTGTGAAGCCAAGACTGGTAGCAAGAGACAGGACCATGTACGCATCCTCTCCTCTAACAGCTATGTCGATAGCTCTGCCAGTGGCGTGGGCACCGGGTCTGGGGTTTCCCTCTGGGTCTTTCTTCTTAGCCTCGACACTATGACTCGGGGAGCGGAAGCCGGAAGTAATCCTGAG